ATTAATACCTGCTATTATAAATTCATTTTCCCTATAAATTATTTTATAGGCATCAATATTTGCCATATCAAATTGTTGACTTAATTTAACAAGGTTAATATCGCCATTTTCCATATCAACAATCATTATACCTTTTCCTGTGTCAACAAGGTATACACATTTTGTTCTATCAAAATTATAATGTCTATTTTCTGTGCTTCGCACTAAACTTTCAAAATCGCTAGTATGGTTAATTTTATAAATAACACTTGATGATGTATAAGGCGACCAACAAACAGAGTTTATAGTTCCATTTGCCGAGTGAGTTGGGAAATCATATACCTTATGATATACTATGTTACCATTTTCATCAGTATAAACTGAACTTTCGGCAGAGTTATAAGTTCCTTGAATTGTACTGCTTCCAGAATAGTTTTGTGTTCTACCTGCAAACCCTATTAAATTACTCTTTAATACTGTATTTTTCTTAGGGTCTTCTTCTTCTGTGTCGCTTGTAAGAAGGATATTCGCAGTCATATCCGAAGGGAAGATAATTGAAGAGCCACCCTCTAAAAGTTTTTGCTTATATGTGGCCTCATAAGCATATGCTTTAATAACATCTGATATACAGTTTTCTGTAACAATTTCTCTTTGTATATTGTTATTTTCATCAAATAATTGGATAGTTGCAATTCCTTTTGTACTTGTCTCGCCTTTATATTTTATACTTTTATTTATTTCGCCTGTTATAAAGTTTTTGTCAATACTTACACTTGCTCTCATAAGTCCTCCTTTTAATCTAAAATTATTTTTACATTTTCTGAAATATTTATAATATCTTCTGTATTTAAATTTGAATATTTTATCTTTTTAGTGTTTACCGAAGAAATAGGAATATCTGTACCTATTTTAATAGAGTGATTAATTTTATTTAGGTATAAATCTAAATAGTTTATATATTCAATTGCTTCAATATGTGGTGCTTCTGAACTCATACCACCACCAAGTCCAACACCTTCTGCAAATATTTGAGCATTAAATTTAGGCATAAAAAAAGTGCCTTCATTAGTTTTAACTTTGACACTTAAATAATAAGCTTCCCCACCTTGCAAGGCAGGTATAGCTAAAGGTATTCCTATAACGTTATTACCTATATTCAGCTTATGTTTTGGAGTAAACTCTATTGGGTTATTATTAAGCAGTATTTGTATATCTAAAGTATTTTCAGTTTCAGTAGTACCGTTTAAAGCTATATATAATTTTAAATGTGTATTAGAATTTACTGATATACCTTCATAAAATAGTTGCTCATAATCAATGCTATTTATAGTTAAATCGTTATTGTTTCTATAATAATATAAAGCAGGTCTTAAACTTTCTATACTATCATAAACCTCGCTAAAGTCTAAGCTTTCAAAATACTCTCTAATTTCTCCCAACTCAACTTTAGTATTAGCACCGTTTAAAAGGTCTTTTTCTATATAGATACATTTAAATTTATAATATCTATTATATAAATCGTGGTAAACATCTACAACATCTCCTACTTTTGCCTGTTTTAAACCTTCTATTTTCTCATACTTTTCAAGTGTTGTTATATCTAAAAAGTCAACTTTGATATTTTCAAAAGGGAAAGCTAGTTTTTCAACGTATCTTTTAGCTAATATTCTAAGTGTTGTTTCATCTTCTGCTTCTTCAAATTTAACAAGCTTTGTTTTTTCTCTTGGTGGAGAATTTACTGCACCCACTTTTATATTAGGTACTGATATATATTTTTCTTTTAAAGTTATGCCATTTTTACCTTTTGGGTATATCCTAGTACATATCCTGTCTATATCAGTTTCTTTATTTAAAGATAGCATATTCTTTTTATATCTAATTTCTATACCACTTGAATACTCAACATCATTTCTTATAGTGATATTAAAATTATCTCTTATTAATTCCCCTTTTTGCCACCTGTTTATAATTTCAAACATAGAAGTCAAAGGGCTTTGCTCTACCATATATAAAGTATTTATATCCTCTATATCACTATCAACGGTAAATATTTTATCTAAGTTATCACAGTTTAAAGCTATTTGCATAGCCTGTTTAACGGTCTTTTTCTCTGCTCTATTATCTATCATAAAACCGTCATCTAAATCATAAAAAATATGCCTAGCATTTACAGTAATAGTATGATTAATCATATCCTCATTAGTTTTATATATTCTAAAAAGTTGATTATCTGCTTTAATTATATTCCACTTGTCTAAATACTTTACTTTAGTATCATCAAGAGGATACTCTAATTCTAGTTCATATTCTCCGTTAAGTTTTTCTTTTATAATACATTTACTAGCTTTATTTAAAGAAGCTATACCATTTCTGCTAAGAAGTATATCCTTGCTTGTATTTTTATCATATACCTGTGCTATAAACATTTTAATACCTCCATTTAGGAGTTATTTCCACTTTAGTAGCCCCACTTATTTCAATGATATTTTTACCTTCTTTAAGCCATAAATCAGTATAATTTCCATTAACATTTGTATTCATAGATACATTATTCTTGTAACACTCCATTAACTCTGTATCTATTTCAACATAATCATTAATGCTATAAATATTAAATTCTTTATTATTAACTTTTAAAGTTGCATTACTGCCATATACTTTGTAAATAGGCTTTGATATTGTTATACCTTTGTTTTCTATTTCAGTATTTGAAGTTATAGTTATAACTTCTTCCTCTAAACTATAAACAAAAGGCTCACATTCAAACTGAATAACAAACCTGCCAAATAAATTAATTACTTTATTTATTGGAATAGCATTTATAATTCTAGCATTATAATAGAAATTAGGGTCATTACCTATTATTAACTTTCCTTCTGATTTACTGTTTAACCACTTTGATATTTCCCTTATCTTTTGTGGGCTTCTATCTTTTAAATAACATTCAATAGATAAAGTTATAGGCTCATAAGTTCCTGCCCTATATTCTGCTTTGTCATTACCTGCTATATTTACTTTCTCAAAGGATTTTACAGGTATAAAAAGGCTAGGATATTTTTCTACTACTATGCCAAAATTATTACAATTTTTATCTAAGAAATTAAACCAACTCATTTTTATACCCCTCCTCTTGCTAATTTGCTTTGATACTTATAATATTCTAGTTCTTCGTATAGAGTTTTAATATCAATATTTCTATTATTATTAAAGTTTTCTATATTTAAATGTATACCACTATCTGAATTGTTATTTTGCATTACATTTAGTAATTGAGTTAATAGGTTATTTTGCTCTTTTAATTCGTTTTTAATATCACTATTAGAATTATTACTTGAAACGGACCTAGCTATGTTATTATCACTTGAAGCTCTATATCTATTAGAATAATAATCTAGCTTGTTTAAATTGCTAGATAAATCTTTTAAGCTATCAGTAATTGAGCCACTTCTTAACATTGAAGAACTTTGCACCTGTAAATCATTAAAAGAACTTGCTACTTGTGGTGTATTAAGCTTTGTATCTATTGAAATACTTTTACCTTTACCACCTAGCCACCCTGTAACTTTACTTATTCCACTAGAAATACCACCTAAAATACTATCAATAGTTTTCTTAGCATTTCTAAAAGGTGCTACAAGTATATCTCCTATCTTACTAAATACTCTACTGCAAGTATCTTTTATGTTATTGAATTGAGTTTTTAAATCATTGTATAGTGCTTTTACATTATCTACACCTGTTTTTACAAAGTTGCTTATAGCCTGTGTTATTGCTTTAGAAATTTCATTCCATTTAGTAACACAAGTATTTTTTATATTATTCCAACCATTTAAAAGGTCGCTAGATAACTTTTTAATATTATCTTTACCTATTTGAATAAATTGGCTCATAGCCTTAGATACATTTTCTTTTATGCTATTAAAAGTTTTGCTTATCCATTCGCCTAAAGCCTTTGCACCTTCTTTAACCATATCCCAATTCTTTACAAGTAAATATCCTGCCCCTATTACTGCACCAATTATTGCAATAGGTAAGCCAAAAGTAGATACTAAACTCACTATCGCAGGAATTAAAGTACCTGTAATAAATGTG